CTCAGCAAGGATTGTTAAGTCTGGAGCAACATAACCATCAACATCAAAGTTGTAAGCTAGTTCTCTTAGCTTTCTTCTTGCTCTTTGTAAAAATAAAGTTGCGTTACCAACAGCTAGAGCATCTACATTTGCTGCACCATTGTTGGATTGTTTTTTAATTAATATATTTGTAGGTGTGATAGCGTTATCAGTTCCACCACCACTAACTGCAAACTCACCACCTGCAGTACCAATAATTAAAGTTCTTGTAGCTGTCATAAATCTAATTGCGTTTACTTGGTTGGATGCAATCGTATAGATAATAGCATCATCATCTGCTACTGTTCCATGATAGTTATCATCCATGTTTTCGTAATCACCAGACTTAGAAAAAAATAATGTTTGTGGTTGAGATAATGTTGCTGCAAATACTAATCTTTGTTCAAAGAAAGTTACGCAAGAAGGATGACCAGTAGTAGAACTAAAAGATCCTAATGCAAAATCAGTTGTAGCTGATCCACTTGATATATCTGATATTACTTCTATGTTTACAACAGTTGATGATGTGTAGCCTGTAATTTTTACATGACCATCAAGTACATGAACCAATCTTCCAACATCAGTTGATAACCAACCTTGATTAGAATTAACTCCAGTAGTAGATGATAAAGTTAATGTTCCTGTTTGACCAGCATTAGTATGTGATGCTGTCACAGTTGTTGTTTCAATATTGTGGTCCATAAATGGACCATTCGTAAATTCAACACTTGTTAGTGACCAAGATGTATGACCTGTTCTAGCTAATTTTTTTACTGGATGATTAGGGTGACAAATATACATAACATCTGCAGATTGTGCATATTTAATATCAAAAAGTTCTGCTTCTAAGTATGGTGAAGGTATTTCATAAGCTGAACCACTAGACAATATTTGACCATTGTCTTTATAAAATCTTATGTATTGATTACCAAACTCCAACATATAAGTTTGTGTTGTACTAAATTCAAAAGGAATTAATCTTGTCTCTTTAGAACTATCTTTTACTTCTGCTACAAACTGTGTACCACTTCTTCTTGCTGCACTTCCATGAGGGAAGATAATCATATTCTCTAGTGTCTTGCATCCTGTAGAATATTTTTGTAAATCATTTCTACCATCTAATCTTGGTGATAGTTCGCCACCTGTAAAGTTCGTTAATTGAACAGCAACTCTAGCCATGGGTTAGTACCTTGCGTTTATGAATGAAGAAGATCCAATAACATCTGATTGACCATTATCTGGATTAGTATTCTGACCTTCAGTAGCATCTACAAATCTAGCTTCTTTTAATTTATCTTGAAATAAATTATACATATTAGAAGCAACAGGGTTAGAAGATGTAACTGCGTATGCAATGTCAGCAGCTAATGCAGCAGATATTGTTTCTCTTAATAACTCATCATATTGATTGGGATCTGATATTCTTGATACATATTGTATCTTAACTGTTCCATGATTTGCTACAATCTTTCTTCCTTCAATTTTATAATCATAATCATAATTTAAAATCGTAAGAACTCTCAAGCAATCAGCGGGTAAAGTAAACTGATAACTAAAACCCCATGAAGGAGTTTCTGTATCTTTTGCTAATTCAACTCTTTTAATTAAACAATTCCAAGGATGAGATCTAAATAAACTATCTCTAACTTGTGTATATCTTGCGTTGCAAAGTCTTGCGTTCTTTGAATCTTCTGTAAGTGTAAGTATTGTTGATGCACCAAGTTGGTTTAATGCTCCATTACAAATGTCTACTACTGATGCCATACTACTTCCTTATAATATACTTTCGCCTTATCTGTCTATCTTTTTCTAAAGCGAAAATTTCTTCTGTTGTTCTCTCTTCTTTAGTATCAAATCCATAATGATTTTTGCTATCATTTTGAAATCTATCTACCAAAACATATCTATATACATAATTATCTTTTTTAAAATGTAATACAGATTTTAATTCTTGTATCTTCTTCATGCACTCTAGGGGGTTTTCACTCTCGCTTCCACCCCCTAAAATTTATTTACTATGCTTCGTGAGCAAGTATTTCTACAACTTTTTCTTCTTCCATTCTAGTTGCACCGAATGCAGCAGAATAGTAGACTTGAGTTGCGTAACCTTTGTCTGATCTTTCATCAATTCTAGCAGTTGAATCTTTACCAACAGCTAATGCAAGACCATCTTGTGCGAAAGCAAAACATTTTCTTTTGCTTGAAGCGATTGACAATCTGTTAGATACACAAAAGTTAAATCCTAAGAATGTACTTAAATCACCTTGAGCCAATGCTTTTACTGTGTTGAAGTCGCTTGAAGTTACTTCAGTAGTTCCTAATAGATCTGTGATCTGTTTAGGAGATACTACGATGTATCTTGGAATTGACGGATCAACGCTAGCTAAATCAAGAATCTCTTTTGCTTGTCTTAATTTAGCGATAGTTAAACCAGCAGTTCCAGTTTCAGCGATTTTTTGACCAGTAGGTAATGCAACAGAAGTACCACCAGCTACGCCAGTATCAGCAGCACCAGTTGCAGCAGTAATGATAGCATCATCCATAGCTCTACCCATTGCAAAAGCAGCAGCTTGTGCATAGCTAGAAGTAGGATCTACCAACATTCTTACTTTATCTAGATCATCTACAAGATCTGCGAACTCGTAGTCAACAAGTGATACACGTCTTCTTGAGTGAGGGGTATCTGCTTGTGGAGTATTTGAGTGTCTAGTTGATCTTACAGTTGCAGTTACAGAACAAATTTGGTCGAAGAAAGCATTCTTCCCTGTAACAGATTCAAGTCTCACTTTATCTCTTAAAAGTGATCCTTTTTGTTGTGATAACATTTGTATATTTGAACTGTATTGTTCTACAAATGCTTTTGTTATTTCAGTTGACATATTATGTCTCCTTAAATGTTAAGTTAATGTTAAAACAAAACAGAGACGTTATCAGAAATTCTGGCTTCTCTTGGATTTAAAGTCTTTTAGACTACAAGTCTATTCCTTGTTGTCAGTAAGGTTCTTACGAATTGTCTTACTTTTCTTAGGCGAACTTTCATTCGCCTTAGAAATCCATGTATAATATTCTTCGCAGATTGGCAAGGGATTAGATTTTTGATTTTCTGATCCATTCTCTACAACAATACGAAGTATTTCTAATCTTAATTCTTCTTTATCCATTAAGCATTGTTCTCAAAGTAAATACTTGTTGAACTACTTTGTCATGATCTGGATGTGCTTTATTCCAATATGGACCATCTCGATCATTAACAAGTTTACTAATCTCAGCTTCATAGTCTGTACCTCTGTCAACGCTTTCGCTTTCAGTACCTACTAATTTATCTTCAGATAATATGTTTGCAATGTTTGCAAAACCTTTAATAACTTCTGGATGATCTCCTAACCTTGTACCATCTTTTAGTTCCATATCTAAGATTTGTGGGTTCATGTTTGCTTTAGCAACTGATCCAGCTTTCTTAATATTATCATCATAAGCTCTACCCCATTCTTTACGGAGTTCAGCTTCAGCATTTGCTTGTGCAGTTTCAGTATCTACTCTTGCTTGTTGTGCAGAACCTTCCATAGAATTTTTATAAAACTCTAAGATACCTTGTGCTTGTTTATTATTTAAACCAAGTTGATGTGCATTCTCTGTAAAAGATTTTATTGCACCTTCATCTAACGAAACAACATCTGAGTTAGTTTCTAGTTTATATTTATCTGGTGATTCTGGTCTACCCAATTTTCCATATACTTCATTCCATTGATCGTCTGTTGAGTTCTCATTTGGTACTGCAACTTTGTCTTGACCAATCATTCTAGTTGCGTTGATATAACTTTTAGCTAACGCATCTATTTCAGTAAACTTAGAAATATTAGGATCGTTTCTAAACTCTTCCGAGATTGTTTCTTTCCAAGACTTGGCAACAGTTGATGGTTGTTCGATTGTTTGAGGAGTGTCTGTAGTAGTTGTTGTCTCTTCTACAGGCACATCATTTTGTGTTATCTGTTCACTTGACATTCTTATTCTCCTTTTGCAGCATTTGTTTTATAAATAGAAGTACGCTGCGTTGACCTTCCATATATGCACTTTCATGACTATCACCTTTTACATTGGTGGTAGAATGATAATGACATCTTTTTTCTAAGTCAGACAAAACATCTTTGCCTTCGTCTGTATTAAAAATATATTGATAATTGTCTCTAAGTTTTTTTACTAGATTCTCTAGCTGTTTATTTGATTCCATAAATTATTCAACATCAGCGTTTGCCAAAGCCTGTGCTTCTTCTGGTAATGCTTTTGCTAATGGTGCTACTTTTCCCCCTGCTTCTGCTAGTTGTTGTACTTGTTGCATCTGTTGCATTTGCTCTTGTTGTTGTGCTGCTTGTTGTCTTTCAGCATTTAATTCAGATTGTGGTTTTAATATTTTTTGTGGAACACCCACAATGTCTGCCAAGTGTCTAACAAGTTTATCCATGTTAATGTGATCGAATACTGGAGCAACATTTGATAAGCTACCTAAGATTTCTATTGCTCTCATAATAGAAGATAACTCTGTAGACTTTTGTGCTTTAGCTAATGGTGATACATATTCTATTTCTATATCTTGACCTGCTAAAAATTCTGGAGCTGGTCTAAATAAATTCTTTCTAAGTATTAATGCGAAAGTTCTATCGATTAATGGTTTTAATAATTCAGATTGAAGTCTACCCAAAACTGGTCCAAGCAATCTCATTTTCTCTTCGTTTCTTTGAATTACTTCTGTTGCTGTCATTTGTGGACCACTCTGCATCATTAATTGGTTTACATAGAAAGCATTTCTAATTGAGTTTCTTCTTTGCTCTTCCATGTTTAAACCTAATGGAGTGTTTGCTCCAATGTTTAATGTTTCAATTCTATCTCTAGTTCCTGCTCTGTAAAAATTTAAACCACCAGGTACTGTTCTTACAGGCAACATAAAACCATCATCTGGAACTAATAAAGGTGGATCAACTTGTTTTTGTGCAGACTTGATTGTAGTTTTTGACATTTCATTTAGCATTTTAACATCTGGCAAAGCTGTCATTGCAGGAGATCTACCATAAATTTCGTGTGATGCTTTTAAGTATCTTGGTACTACAAAAGGGAATTCTCTAAAACCAGATACAGATAATTCATCTCCAGATTCTGCATCTAGGTATACAGATTCAAAAGGCATATTTTCTTTGTCTTGTTTTGTAGGATCAAAGTCAGATCTAGGATATACTGCGTGCATAATCTCTACTTCTTGGTATGGATCTTTCTGTGCTTTAGTTGCGATGTTCATTGATACATCACCAAACTTTTGCATTACTGCTCTTGCAGATAAACTAAACTTTCTAAATACTGTATCGATTCTTCCTTTGTCATTCTCGGCAATAAAGATTTCATTAATGTGTCTTGTAGAAAATTTTAAAACATCTTCATCATCTTCTTCAATAAACATTGCAGCAGTTCCAAATGTAATTAGATCATGATACAGTTCAAATATTTCTTGTTGGAAGTTAGACTTATTAAATGCAGAGTACATAACTTCAGTAGCATCTTCTAACCACTCCTTTGCTTCATCCTCATTCTCCATGTCATTTTGTTTAAATCTTAAAGAGAACCAAGGTGTAGATGGGTTAGTCAACATACCATGTAGTGATGCTGCTAATAGTTCTACTGATTGTAATGGTGATCCATCAAAAATAAGTTCAGTTCTTTTATCACCTTTAGATCTTGTTTTAGTTACATCTGCTTTTCTTGGTTGCATATAATCTGCAACTTCTTGCCAATGACTTTCCCAGTTTTGTCTTTGAGATTTTAAACGATCATATCGTTTTAATAAATTTTTTGCTTTATCTGTTTGTGCCATTATCTACCTAATAAACTTGGTTTACCTAAAGTCAAACTACCAGTTACACCAGTAACACCTGTTAGGATTGTTGGAGATCTTCCTCTAGCTTTTGCTTTTCTTTTTCTTAATAGGATTGGATCTTCAGCATCTGTAGTTGTAACTTGTGAAACTTCAGATTCTGTTGGAGTAGTTTCTACTTTAGGTGCTTGAACTACAACACCACTTGATTCTGTTGCACCACCATCATTACCTGTTGATATTATTTCTCTACCATAAGCATCTGTCTTACCAGAACTTCTTCCTGTGATATAACCTTTGTACATTGATTCTTGTGCTGTTCTACTCATTCTTTCAAAATCTTGACGACTTGTTCCTTTATATGCACCTTTACCTAACACTTCACTTGTAAAATAATCTCTAGTTACTTTTGATCCAGCTTGAAATGCTGGTTTTAAAATAGCACCTGCTCCAACCATGGGAGTGTTTTTAATATTTGTTGCACCCTGGTTTTTAAATAAATCCATTTTAGCTGCAGTATCATCTTTCTCTCTTGGATCAGATAATGTTCCAGCAGTTACAGATTTTGTTTTTGGTTTTGAATAATTAGGAGTGGTTGTCATTAACCTTCTAGCTTTAGCTTGTTGGTTTCCACCTCCACCTCCACCACCACCAGATGAACTATTAGATCCCATTACTTACCAAATGTTAAAGATGATTTAGTTTCAGATATAGTTTCAGATTTAGATTCTTTGTTTACTGCTATACCTTTTTGTAAATCATTCATGTTGTTAAATTTAGGTTCTGCTTTTTTCTTTGCAGGTGTTATTTTCTTAATAGCTTTTTTAATTTTATCTAACATATTATTCTCCTAATAAAGTTTTAAGTTTAGCTTCTTCAGATTCTTGTATACCAAGTGGTCCAGTAAGGATTGTAGACTTTCTACCTTTTCTTCTTCTCATGATTGCATCTTGCTCAGCTTTTATTTTTGCTTTTTCCTCTGGAGACAACTCTGCTTCTGGAGCTTCAATGGGAGCTGGAGGTGGTGGCAACGCTGGCATTTTTGGTTTGAATATTGATCCCATAATTAAATAATCCTGTAATCATTATCTGCTACACTTTGTGGAGCAGTTTGTCTAGTATTAATTTCTTGGAGACCAACAGCTAGGTAACGCATCGCATCGCAAGCGTGTGAACTCCAATCGTGTACAGGTTTCGATCTGAACATTCTATTTTTGTCGATGTACTTCCTATGATAATGTCTTAACGCATCTATTAAATTTTTGCAATGGTCTGTGTCTATCCAACATCTGGATAGCAGCATGGTTACTGCGTGGATACCTTCTTCTACTGGTAGCTTCGGTACTACCTTAAACCTAACTCCTAACTGATATGCTATCTCTCTTCTGGTCTTTCCATTGCCAAACTCTTGTACATCAATATCGTGTGGAGCAAAGTGATCCTTGTAGATGTAGGGTTTTTCTTCTAGCATCTGGATGTAGTGTGGTAATCCATGACCTCTTTCTTCATGATAATCTATTATCTGTATTGCTGTTCCTTTTTGTTGAAAGAATATAATACTACTGTGGTCTGCGACACCGAGATCCCATGCAGTTGAGACAGGCAAAGTAGGATCGTAGGGAACTCTAGCTATCTGGTTCTTATCTTCAATCTTGGCGATCTCTTCTCCATATATAGCACCTTCTATGTTTGCTATCCAATCACACTCAAATTCTTGCAGGTACTTCTTCTCACCCATAACTTCTTTTGCTTTCTCTAATTCTTCTGGATCTACAATCTTAGTATCACTTGCTTTAGCTTTGTAGTTAAACCAATCTTCTGCACCATTGGCGTGTTGGTATAGATCATAAAAATTGTTGTTCATTCCAGCAGGTGTACCAATAAAGACGCAGTATCCTTTTCTGTCTGATAGAGCTGGTCTAATTATTTCTGCAAATAGTTTACCATCAATGTTGGCGTACTCATCTATGACACACCCATCTAGGTATATACCTCTTAACCCATCTGAATTTTCTGCACCAAGTAATGTTATTCTAGAACCATTAGGTAAGTCTACTCTTAGTTCCGTTTCATTAAACTTAGTGTTTGGTATCTTTGCTGTGAACTGCTTCATGTAATCCCACGCAATACTTTTAGCTTGTTTGAATGTGGGAGCTATGTATGCAAATCTAGGATTCTTCAACTTGCTCATCAATGCTGATCTAATCAAATGATTGATCATACATACTGTTTTGCCAAACCTTCTGTGGCACACGAGAACACTCCATCTGTATCTATTGATCTGTTGATGTAAATAAGATTGATGTTTTCTCGGAGTATAAGGTATTTTGATATTCATTAGTGTATCATCTTTGATCTTTCAATACTGCTTAATGGATTATATTCTATACCTAGTGTCATCATTACATAATCAGTAAACAGCTCTGCTGCTTTCGCATTAGGTAAACCAACAAATCTAATAATAACATTATTTGTTTTCTTATCAATATAAGCAATACAATCTAGATCTTCGGTATTAAGGTAATCCATATACTACATCTAGCTAATTTAGAATGGTTTTAAAGTAAAAAATAAAATATCGCATAAGGTTGAATAAATAGGTGCAGGGTTGTTTATGGGGGTATGTGTCTGTGTGTCTGTTAATAAATCCCATGTATAATGATATGTATATCGCACACGCAACTCTGGGTGGTACCCCCTCTATATATTTCAAAAAATGTTTTTTCTGTCTGTTATTTAATAAATTATTACTAGTGATAATAACGCGATAGCACTAGTAATAATAATTATCAACTGAGATAAGTCAGTAATGTTGACCGATAGTCTTGATGTGTAAAATCAAAATAAGAAAGTCAATTTATTTATAGTATGATCTCAACCAATTCAAACCAATTCAAACCCAATTAAACCTTAGAATAATTCTAAACTACCTGCGACAATTCTGTCGTTTAATAAATTGAACCATTTGATATTTGTTAGAAAAAAAAACAAATAAAAGAAAAAAAAATAAAAAATAAAACAATTAAAAAAAATAAAAAAATATTAAA